ATGTCTGTAATGAAAAGAGTCGCGACATTACTTACAGTATTTGATGAAATTCGTAAAATTCCTCTATTGTTAGCAGAATCTTTAATAATTTCACCATTCTTAAATGCACCATTCGCATTACTCAATACTAATTTCTTAGCTCCCTCAGTATTAGCATTCATGTCTGTGTCTCCAATAAAGACATAAACATTGGAAAGTGGTTTCATTCCTTTAGCTGCAAAGGCAATTCTTTGACTACGAACAAAAGGAACTACACTCATATCAAGAACTTTATTTCCAACAGATTTAACTATTGTCTCTACTGGATTGTCAGATTTGATACCAAATTTAGTTTTGTTCTGCTCAATTAATTTTGTACTTCTAGTCTTAGTAGATGTTGAAGCTCCATTAGACACAGCAGCTTCTGGTTCTGGATTGATTTGTTTTCCTGTCCAATTAACACTCCAATCATCCCATTGTGCACCGAACCCTTTACGACTTTCATCATTACTCAATGTCCAGTTATCATGGTGACCTTCTAAGTTTGTTGTAACTTCTGGCCGTGTAGTTTGGTCAAACCATGTATCAGATGGTGGACTTAATTCTAAACTACCAATAAAATTCACAATATTAAATGGATTAATTGATGATGTATTACTCGTAAGTGGTTGCTCAATAAAGGTTGTACTAGTAAATGGTAATGTTATTAAATCCCCTGTTTGAACCGTATTATTACTATTCGTAAGTGAAAAATCAAATCCAAAATTGTCATAATAAAATGGTGGCCGGAGTTGTTTCTTAGCAAAGTGTATTGAAGAATTATAATCATCACTTGCAACATCACCTATTGAGTGACCAGCAAATGGGTCAACCAGAATTCCATTTTTAAAACGCGAACCAGTAGTATTAAACAAAGAATCCCTTGAGCCATCTGAACTTATGTCTCTGGCTTCAGTTTCCTTTTCCAATACACTAAGAGAAGTAAAGTATTCAAGTCTTTCAATTCTCTTTTCTAATTTACCAATATCTCTCATGGTAAATCTCTTATTGTCAACGTATCGTGTTTCAATATCTGTAAGAGCAAACGTGTATGCAGGAATCATCAAAGTAAAGAGAGTCATTGAATCTTCATCATCTGGCGGAGCCACTGGATTAGATTCTGACTTACCTTTAATAACTTCAAATGTTCTATCTCTTGTAAGAGATAGTTTATCTATTCTTGGTAAATAATATGAATAGTCTAAAACAGTTGAGTTATCTGAGTCTGGATTTGTAATAGTAGATGCTGTTACTGCAGAAGTAGTTGTTGCTACATTTATTGTTGCTCCATCCGCAACTATTGGTCTAAAATCTACAACATCGGTGAGTCTAAATGTTTCACCCGATACTGGACTTGTGTATGATGGAATTGCTGTATAATCAAAAGTGTTTAGGCCACCATTATAAGTCGCACCACCATTGACCAGAGCATCATAGGAATTGGCTGAAAAATAACCAACTCCAGTATGTGAAAATTTATCATATACAACCACCATTTGTCCACTTGGAGGATTTTTACCTGGCTTCAAAGTTATTGAAGAATGTCCATAGTAGTTATCAAGTGCTCCTGTATCAAATGAGTATGAAGCTGAAATATCATTTGCTGTAGCAATCATCATTGCATTTGTAACTGCAATTGTGGTATCTCCTGAGTCTACAATCTTAACAATGTTGAATACATCGGTTACTGGTAACTGAATTTTTGTTCCAACTTCTCTCGTTGGTGCAGCGACAAGGAATTGACCATTTGCGATATGGTTAGTAACAGATCCAGCAGCAGTATAATTATTTGTATACTTAGCAGCAGTTAGACCTTTTGTTCTTGTACTTCCAGTTACAGCATTACTATAAACAATTTCCAGTATTCAGAGTTATAGTTCCAGTAGCTCCACTTGTAGATATTGAACGGTCTTGACCATCGGTAGCAACAGTAGTACCACCACCACCAAAAGGAATATATTGACCATTAGAAACATGAACATCTGTTGTGGTATTTCCATTAGTAGAATCATTACCCAATGCAACTACTGAGAAATTATCTGCAGCCTGAGATGCCGTGTGTAATCCAGCAACAGGCCACTTTTCACTACCACTAAGAGAAATAGTAACAACTCCAACAGATGCTGTAAAGACAGCAGACTTTTTATGGTAGTATTTTGTATTGGCTACCATACTTATTGGTGAATCTGGTAAAGGAAATACCAAAGAATTAAATTGAGATTCCTTTAATACCGCATTAGCAGTAGTTACACCATTGTATCTGGAAAGTTCATCAACATCCGCGTCCGCTATTCTACAAGGAGTTAGTGATGTATTTGAAAATGTGACAGATTCAAGGTCTTTAAGTTGAAATGAAATATCAAAAGTTGAACATAGTCCAGCTTCTGGATCTCCTGTAGTATTTGCGGAAAAATAAGTTCTTTCGGATAGAGCAGTATTACACGTTACAAATCCTTCAGTAGAATTTCCTGAGTAACTGTCAATAATTCTTGTATCAGTTACATTTGCTACACCATTAGCAGAACCCTGTTCTTCCATTAAAATAATACCATTATCTCCACCATGATTATTACCTTCTTCACATTGAACAGTTTCTAAACCTTCAGATACTAATTTATTCAATACAGGAGTAGTTATCTTAATCGTTGCACCATTATATACATCATTGACTTGTGCAAGATAATCGAAATAAGCATTGGCTGCTGTTGTAGCTGTTCCATCTGTCCAATATGTACTACTTCCAATATGAACTATTGTGGTTGAACTATTTGCGTCTGCTACTGTTCCATATTTGTTGTTTGAAGTTCTTACATCATAGAGTGACAAAGTATAATCTGAATGAGAATGAGAAGTGTTCGCCGTGTTGCCAGATGCTGAATAAAAATCTAAACCTCTTACTCTAGCAGTACCAATCATTGTTCTAGATTGGTTTCTATCATGTGCTTTTACAGTAAGACCAGATTTTGGATGGGTTTCAGTAGTAGCATCTGATACCGCTTGAACAGAGAAATATTGAAATATCCATTTGCATTCTTAATGTAAAGTTTATTCCCGACTGCTGTACTTGTTGAATAAGTATTGACGGTAGTTGTATCTCTTCCTTTATCTACTGTGACAAAATTTGTTCCTAAACTTTCATATTCATACCCCTTTACATAAGCCTTGCCTGGGTCTAATCCTGCAGAATACTTACTTTCAAAATAGATAACTTGGTTTGCAGTGTTCGCGTCAAATCCTGAAGAAACACCAGAAAGAGTTATTGTTGTGGCATTAGTTACACCAGCAATAGTTGCTTTTTTAGTTGTATCTCCTGACAAATATATCATACAAAATCTGTTCCTATACCCTTTACAGTTGAAGTAGATGCGGCATTAATAGTTCTACCAGTAATCCCTTGATGATTTGCTAATTGTAGATTGAACGGCGTAACTGTATAATCACCAGACTCATCGTGTGTTCTACGAGCTAATGTTTTTTCTAATTCACTATAAACTGGATATTTGGTTTCTTGAAGTTTGACACCTTCACTAACCTTTAGAAGTTGATAAAAATTTTCATCAGCTGCAGCTTCTACTGGATCTGTTGCGGTGAAAGCTTTTGCACTAAGGGTGGCGACTACCTTATATCTATTTGCTCCTGCTGCAGCATAGTTATAAGCTCCCTGAGCAGGGTCTAACAGAGAAGCATCTCCATCGGATGTAATTGTAGTTTCTGTAACTTGTAAACCAACACGATAAGAAGGAGTATTACTGTATTTTTCAAGGATTACAGTTTCCGCATCTTTGAATATAAAATATCCACCAACATAGAAAACCCCCGAATTGATACTTGTTACAGCACCAACTCCAGCTGCACTAGTTATTCCAGAAGCTCCAGTTGAACTTACAGTATTTGCCTGAACAGTTGCACCCTCTACAGTAATGGTTTCACCATCAGTAAAAGTATTATTATTCAGATAATGAAACATTAAAGTAGGTTGTTCAGTGGCTGTCGAAGCCGAAGAAGATACAATTTTTCCACGAGCATTAGAAGTTGCTCCTGTAACGATTCCGTTTGCAAACCCAGCAATAGTAAGGTCAACTCCAGAAAATTGAGTTTCCAATTTAAGAGATTTTACCTCATTATCATAATTGAGTTCACATCCGAAAACAATACTACCTTCATCAAAGACATGACTTCCATGCCTTTCAATTTGTTTTTGAAGAATTGTTTGAAGTTGAGTTACTTCTCTCGCTTGAACGGCGTATCCAGGCCGGAACAAAATTCTATAAAATCCATCCGTTTGATCATAATCGTCATAATATGGATCAACATTAAAATCTGTAGTAAGTGCCATTTATAATTCCCTAAAGAAATAAATTAGAATTCTATAATCAATTTAACATCTTCAATCTGGTCTGCAGCTCGTGTAACTGGGGAACGATTTTCAACATAAATTATGTCTCCTGAAAATCTTGATAAATCCCCACCTGTGGCAGAACCATTTCCATTTGCAGTAGCTGATGCTCCAGAACCTCCACTACCACCAGTATTAGCAGCGATAACTTCTGTATTTGTGAAGTATCCAAAGAGTCCATTATAACCAGCCACTATAGAAGTTCCACTTGGAATTATATCTGTTAAACGTAATGTATTATTACTAGTAAAATCAACCACTCTTCCTGTAGCTCCAGAGGCTGCACCAGTTACTAATTCATCAGCAGCATATTGAGTTCCATTCCAACTATTAAGAACAACAGTAGTTGCTTGGTCTATTACTGCACTAGTTGCAATATCTCCGTTTGCAAATTTTGGTTGTGCAACAAGTCCTACTTTACGAAAGTCATTATTTGTTGTGAAATTGTTTGACTCTGAATACTCAAGACGAGCATTTGTGAGAACAAAGAATCCACCAAGTTCTTTAACAGCATCTGAACCATGTCCACCCATTGGGCCAACGACAGGAGTTAAAGTTGCTGTAGTTGGATTATAACTATTAGATTGAGATAAATTTGCATGAAGTGTAATTACAGCATTGGAGTAATTATTTCCTCCTGCAATTATTGTTACAGCATTGACAGCACCAGAACTATTAACGGTTGCTTTTGCGTTTGCACCCTGGCCATCACCAGAAATAACAACCTTAGGGCCGATTGAATATGTATCACCTGAGCCTGGAGCTGTTATAGCCGGAGAAAATGTAATCACTTTTGTAGATTGATTATAGTCAGTAACGGTTGAACCTAATCCCGAAGCATTTCCACTTGTAAAGTAAATATCACAATTCACAATACAATCGACTAGAGCAAGAGGATTACTACCAAGACCAGCACCAGAGATAGTACAAGATGTTGTGGTTGGTGATCCAGCGAGAGTTCCAGTTTCACCAAGATATTGTGTTCCTCTACTTGTCATGTGTACAACTTCAATCGCTCCATTACCCGATGCAGCAGTATTTACCTCAACATCATATTGATTTTGGCCAGGAGAATTATCGTATGTATTTGCAAGATATCCATTAGACCTTCTTACCGTATCAACTGGAATATAATTTGGTGTAACAAATTTGAGTGCATCTGCAGCAGAAATTTGATACATAAACTTCCATTTATAACCATCTGAGGTTGAAACAATACTAGTTCCAGTTCCAGTTGGTTTAACTGTAGAAGTTGTACCCACGGCACCTGTAGAATCAGTATCATTATTTGCTAAACACTTATAGACATTATAATCTGAAGTCATGACATAAAAATCTTGACTATGAAGTGTCGCTGTGGAATGAGAATATGCAAAGTAACTCGTATTATTTGTCCAATTTTTTCTTGCTATAACATGAGATACATCTGAAGAAGTGACCTTCTTTGCAGCAATCATATCACGCCAATTGTCATAATGAGTATTAGCTACTGAGTCTGTTGGTGTGGGTGGTGTGTTATCATCAGTCCAAGCTGATGGTCTACCTATAAAAAGGTACATATTACTATTGAGGAGCCCACTTGAGTCTGTAACTGCTGTTCCAGAAGTGAAGGACACCTCATCGAACGCCTCAACAAATTGTTTTGCGTTATGAATCCTAAATTTATTAGTTACTAAAGCAGGCATTTTAAAATCCTCCAAAGGTTATGATTTGTTATTCTTTTATATTTAGTCAAGAAGTAACCCTTGCATTTACAGATTCCAAGTGATTCACTTTGAATGGAGCATCTGTAAATAGGCTCGTTTCTTGATTTAATTTCATGAAAGTGTTATTAGCAATACTATCAACCCTATATTTTTCTGCGTCAAGGTTGAGTACTTTATAATTATGATGTAAGTCTTCAAGAACCATTACTGCATGTTCTTCAAATGTTAAATAAGTAGAATCATCTTCAAGTATAATTGCATTCGGGTCTTGAGTTACTTCACCATCTTCAAAGAGAATTAAAGTTCCATCCTCGTTTACTATGTCATTACCTAATCTTTCTCCAAGTTCTTCAGGAGTAATTTGTCCGGCAAGGCCACCAGCTGTACTGGTAAACCCATTAATCACAAAGAAATTTCCTCTTCCAATATTATTACAATCAGTTGTACCTAATTCAACTTTCATGAATCTATTGGAATTGAGTGTACTGGCTTGAGTATATACTCCATATTCAAGTTTATAATTTTTAGCTGTTGAATCTGAAAAATCTCTCTTAGTCTTATCTCCATCTTCATTTAATACATGATAACCATCTTCAAGTGCTATATTTCCGAAATCTACTTCAACTAAAGAATGGTCTGTTACTGATGAAATGGTAGCAGTGTCTCCATCATATTCAGAATTTGAAATATAAGTAAATTTTCCATTATACTCCATACCATATGGAAAACGAAAATCTCCAATAAGTTCAATCTGACATAATGAATCTGATGCACTATTATTAACTTCAATCTGTCCACTTGAAAAAGTTTCCATATAAGATTCTTCATTGAGAATAAAGATAGCATTTGATAAGTCATCACCGCTAGATTCATCTATTAATCTATCTCCATCTTCAAAGAGAAAAACTGTTCCAATTCCAGTAGGTGTTCGTTCTTCAAGAAGTAAACTATTTCCACCTGTTCCACCGCTATCATTTACAGTCTTAAATTCATCTGAGTAAGTTTCAAGAGCTATATTCGCGACCAAGTTTTCGATTCGTAAATCATCATTTGTAAAATTCTCTATTGTGCTTGCACTACTTTGTTCCGTCCCATAATTACCAGTTTGATGTTCCAATACCAAAGTATCTGTTCCATTTTCGTGAATAAAAGTAAGTGCAGTTCCAGCAGTGCCTTCTTCTATTAACATTTTGAAGTCTTCTTCAAGAGCTACAACTTCTTCATCTAGAACAAAATCTAAAAATTCTGGATATACGAGTCGTCTATTAGGACTACTTGCTTCAGTTTGACTTTCAAGACCAAGATTTCCTACACCACTTGCTGTTTCAAGTTCGATAGGTATAAATATTCTATCACCACCTTCAATCAAAATTAAATCACCATCTTCTGTGTGAGTTTCAAGAGTGATATAGGTAGCGTCTTGTACAGTCTTATTTTCATCTGAATAAGTTTCAAGAACTATTGGTGCACTAAAATCAGAATTAAATTGGGTACTAAGTCCTGTTATACTTGCACGCCTATCATAAACTTCTGAAATGAAACTTCTCTCCAAAACTGAAGTTGTACTTATTGGGTTTTCAGTTCCATAAGTTTGATAACCTTCGGGCCCGTATGACTTTTCAAGAATATATTCATCTCCTGTTTCTGACAAAAATGTAGCTTCTTCTGCAGCTGATTCTTCTACAAACCTATCTCCAGCTTCAGAGAGAAGTTCAAATAATTCACCCATTGTGACATTGATATTGCCTTCTGCTCGAACATCAAAACTTGAAGATCTTCCAGTTCCATACGGATCTTCTAGATTACTTCTAAGAATTGCAGATGCACTAGAATAAAGGGGAGTTTCAAATGTAAATCTATCTCCGTTTTCTGCATACCAAGTTACATCTTCAGTTGGTGTTCCAACAAGCTATTGGATTAATTTGTATTTCATGGGATACAATAACTTCATCTTCCATTGTATTTTCCATTGCCATATATAATGGAAACATACCTTCTGTTCTTTCAAGAAGTAGATATTCATCATCTTCAAGTTTCAGTTGACTTCCATAACCCATGTCAATATGAACAGCTCCACTTTCTGTTTCTGGAAACTGTATCATTGGTAAAATAGCACCAGAAGCCGACATTTTATCTGTAACTATAAATCTGGTATCAAGTTCCAACATTTCATCATGAATTTCAAGCGTCATTCTAAGAGGCTCTAAATCTGTTCGTTGTTCTTCTACATAAAGGAATCCACCAGAATCATCTTCCAGTAAGAAATATTCTTCTGCATCTGTTCCTGTAGAATATATCAAATGCATCTTCACTAATAATCTGACTTGAATCATCTACTGGTTCATGAAGAAGATAATTTTTAGCTTGAAGTTTAGAAGAACCACTATCTTCATATGCAATTCCAACTGGTTCTTCATCATCGTATGTAATGGATTCCATAATGATACGATCACCTGTATCACCTTCCAATAACATAACATTAAATGTATCAAACGAAGCAGCTTCTATTTCAATATTAGAACCATCTTCTTGAATTAACGAATCATAAAATTCTTCAAATTGTATATTTGAAATTCCATCTTCTTCTAAAGCTAAAGTTCCTCCTGTGACTGTTTCAAATCCCATAATATCAGAAGCACCCTCAAGTGCAATACCTGCATTTTCATGTTCTAGAATTAAGTCATAATCAATAAGAGGAAATTGTATTTTAAGGTCGTGGGCTATAGCAGGAGCAATCTGAACATTTGAAGAAGCTGTATCTAAATTTGAGAATGTTATTTTGTGGTGCATGAAATTTGGAACACCAAGAGTTCCCGCTACTAGTGCAGTGTTTGCAACAGTATCATTAATGGTATTTGCACCATTATTAAATAATTTACTATGAGCGTTAGCATACATCACCACCTCACCGAACATTTTAAGTCCAGATGGATGAACAAGATTTGTTATCTTTTCACGATATACTTCTGTATTAATATCGGTTTTAATAACGTATGAGAAATCTTGATAATAAAAATTATCCTGCATCCTGTTTTGACCACTCAACAATCCTTGAGCACCATCAAAAAATCCATCATAATCAGCAACAGCACCAAGAGTTGATACTAATGATGCATTACCATCGCCCACTGCAGTAGCATCAATAGTTGGAGCTGAAGTATATCCTGCACCAAAATTATAAATTGTTACAGATTGAATACCACCGATTGCAATAGCTGCGATTGAAATGAATGCACTGTTACCCGCAATACCAGTATTTGCAAATACAACATTGGATGTATCTATTCCAACTTCAGATATAATAAATCCATTACTTGTAGAAGTACTGTAAGCAGGACTTGAAGTTCCTACTCCATTTTCAAAAGATAATTGTGTAGCAGTAGAATCTTCAGTAAGTAGTCTTTCGTATGCAGTATTTGCAGTAACTATTCTTCTAATTGTTAAATCTGATTCGCTATCATCAGTTGGATCACTTGCAAGAGTTACAGTATATGTTGAAGAATTTGATACTGTTGCAACAGTATGATTATTGTTATATACAGCTGCATCAGTTCCAGAAGTAGAACCAGTAACTACAATTCGTTGTCCTGCACCATAACCATGAGCTACTTGAGTAAATGTTGCTGTAGTACCTGAAGTTGCAATGTCGGCTTGATCAAAATCACCTACACCGATTGGTTGTTCATCTGCATTATTTTGATAAGCAGTCAAAATATCATCAGCAACGAAAGCTGTTGCAGATGTCATTTGTACTCTAAGTACTGTATTTCCTGTAGCTACTAATGCAGTATTAGAAGAAATAGGCCCAAGAACTACACCAGTTGCAGAATTTGAAGCATTCTTAACTATAGTATTACTTGTAAATTGATTTGCTATACTATTAGCAAGAGATATAAAAACTGAATTCGCACCAGTTTTTTCTAAAGAATTTCCATAAGAAACAATCGTAGAATTAGCAACTGTTACTACTGGAATTGATGAATATCCTTGACCTGAAGAAAGTACTTGTATAGAACGAATACCACCAATTGAAGCCTCTGTAACTGTTCCTGCAAGAGCACCATGATATGCTGTCCCTGTATTTGCAGTTGGAGTTCCATTTATAGCTAAACTTCCACCTGTTGCACGTATTGTAGCATTATGTCCATTAGCTGACTTAGCAGTTCCGTCTGAAGTTTTAGTTAAATCGTATATAGCTATAGAATCATTATTAATAAAATTATTAAGTGTAGCTGCAGCAGAATGGGTTGCAGTATAAACAATAGAACCTAATGAATAAGTAATTGTACCAGTAGTAGCAGGACTTGATGCAGTGGTAGCAATTACTGTACCAAATTTAGATGTGCTTGGAGAATAATTTGAAACACTTTCAGTACCTCCAAACTTAGCAATAAAGTCACCAACTTTTGGAATAGAACCAGAACGCCCATCAAATGGTACTGTAAAAGTTGTAGTAGTATTTGAATAGATGTGAGTATTAGCATCAGCTGCGGTTAATGGTGTAGAAAATGCAGCTGCACTAATAGTATCGTCTTTATTCGTATTAATAACCAGAGTATCTACAGACACATTTGCAGTTGGAATAATAGATGCAATTCTAGCAGAACCACCTGTACCACCAGTTCCCTCATTAGCAAACACAACCGTATCACCAACCGAATACCCATCGCCAGGATCAAATATATCCACAGAACTAATTGTAGCATCAGATACCGATGCTACTTTTGCTGCAGCTTCAGCACCACCCCCACCAGTAATAGAAAGTTCATCACCGACTGAATAATTTGATCCACCACCTGAAATTTCTATTGATGAAAGAATACCAGCTACATTTGCTTGACCATAATTTCCACTACTATCGGCAGTGGTTGTAGTAATTGTATCATTCGCTTGAAAGGTAGTAAATTCTATTAAAGTATCGGGATCGGCTGTAGCACCCACATCATCAACATTAGAAATAAAAAGTTCTGAAATTGTTGTAGCACCCACTTGATAAGTTTGAGTTCTTTCAACTAGTGCTGTGACATTTGAATATGAACCTCTAATAACCTTTCCTTCAAGAACAGAAAAATTGTTGGACTGTGCTCTGTCTATTTTTAGAGTTTTATTTTTAGTCCATCTTCCGTCAGACAACCTAAGCATGTCTGTACTGGGATAATAAAACGTAACATCTTCTTTTCCGAATAATAGTCTAAAAATAAATTGGAAAGATGCTTCGTTACCTTTTGCTCGGTAAAAGTCTTTAATGTTTTTGAGTAGTCCAGCCTTGTCTCCGAGAGAACCTTTAGGAACTCCAGCTAGAAACTCTTTCCTGAAAAGTTCAACAAATCCAAGAGGAGCCTTATCTATGTCTTGGAAAGATTTTACATTTCTAGAAGCATTTAACGCCTGGCGTGCGTACAGAGTAACATTAGCAGAAGCTCTAGAAGTGTCACCAACAATCCTTTCTCCAATTCGGAAATTTCCATTATTAGTTTCTTCAACATAAACTTGAGTATTTGAATACTTACCTTTTACTACACCAGTTGCACCAGATTCATCACCTTCAATAGTTTCACCACTTAGAAATTGACTACCTTGTCTATTAGGATTTTCAAAGTCAATATACTCTGTAGAAGAGTTTGCAGATTCAGTATTTCCATTTTCTTGAGAAATAAATGGTGTCGTATTTGCAATAGAAACCACACCACCCATTCCAGAGTGAGTATTACAATAATAGTATAAGGAAGTATTAGCTAAAGAAGTGCTGATATAAACTGAAGTTTGTGCTCCAGCTTCACCAGGCGTACCAAAAGTTATAACATTGATTCCATTTGAATATTCTTCACCGCCAGGAGTGTGTCTTCCATTTGGAGTTTGAGATATTCTAAGAGGATGTCCTTCATTAGTAGATGCGCTTTGGTTGAATATGTAAGTAGTTCCAGAAGATACATTTAAAGTTGGGGAGGCCGCATTTGCAATGAAAAATTTGTTTGCATTATTACTATAAGCATTATCTCCTGTTGCAACGGTTACTGTATATGTTACATTGTCTACTTCTTGTATGGGCTTATCTTCATTAAGATCAAGATCATTGAACGTGAGAAGATTCAATTCCAAGAATTCATAATACTTCTCTACAAATTTAGAGAAACTACCATGATTGTGCTGTACAAAATTTGGTAATTGTTGCTCTATTTGTGTGTATAGAGCTCCGCCATCTGATCTCATTAGTAACTACTGCTTGAAGTTGAAGTTGTTGCTGTGGTTGTTGTCGAGGTTGTCGTATTTGATATTCCAGTAGCACCCCCCGACCCGCCGGTATCATACATAGAAATTGTAATATCGTTATTTGAAATGAGTAATATCTGTTCTCTTAATGGTGAAATGTCATTTGACTCTAAAGAAACTGTAACTTCAACATTTGCTGTACCATCCGTAATTACAATCGGTTTGAATGATGACAATGCCACATTTCCACTTGCATAAGTAACAGTTCCTACATTATTTGCTACGACAATTGTACTTGCACCCGAAGTTCTATACACTTGAAGAACACCATTAGCATCTTGTAAAGAACAATCAGTTCTTAAAATATCATCATCATCATAATGAGTAAATAAAGTACTAGATATTTGGGACACTCCATTTACTGTTGGAATTTCATTTGAAAATTTAAGAGTATATGAAGAAGCCACATTTAATGTAGGAGCAAAAGACCTTCTAAGTTGAATCGTAGTTAAACTACTCTCAATAGCTGATTCTGTTTCATCAATCTTTTTTATTAGAGGTGAATATCTAAACTGGTCTGCAAACAGACCTAATTCAGATTGACCATATTGATATATGGTATTTGTCAGTAAAGATTGAATACTTCCTGCTGTCAATGTAGTATTTGTAGAATCATATTTAACTGAAGTGTTTATTGTGACATATAAATAATCTGGATCTGTAATCTCTGGAGAAACAGACACCACATTTCTATTTGCCAAAACTGTATCTTTGATATAATTCTTAGTTGAAGTAGATAATGTAAGTCCTGAAGTTGGTTTAATAGCCAAATAGACTTTACCATATACAGGTGGATCGTTTGTTTCTCCACCCCACACTACAACAGATTCTGCTGCTGGATAGTCTCGTTCAAGTATTCTCTTATAGTCATTAATAGTCACTGCTCTATTTTGAGCTTGATAACTTCGTGGAGCATTAAATTTAATTTTCTTAATCGAATCTCGTTCTGACCCACCAGAGGCTGTCGTTAATGTACTCACACTAACAGTTGAATATCCTCCCACAGAACCAACAGGAGTAAAAGTTGTTGCTCCATTTGGGTTATTTGCATCTGCAATCAATGAAGATAACAATACTATATTTCCAGTTACAGGTTTTCTACCTATAACATCATCTCCAAATATACATTAGAAGTAGCATTAATAGTTGTTGTGTCATTTGCAATTGCATAAGTAAATGTTGTTGAATCTTCTGCAGAAGTTTGAATCTGAACCGTGAGAGTACTTGTATCTGTATTTGCGTTTGGTAATACAAATTTTTGATCTGGATCTTTAGTATTTGCTGTATACCTATGAGTTAATGGAATACCTTGATTCAATTCTACATTTGCTGTAGTATAAACTCCATTTGCATTTACATTAAGAGTGACAGAATTTGAAGTAGCAAAAAGATATGAAATACCATTTACAGAAGAAGAAAATTGTGTATCCTTTTCAATCACTATAGTAGCTGGGGTGTCTGTTGGTGTGATTGTAAGGTCAACGTAAGCTTTAGATCCTCGCACAGATTGTGGAGTATACCCTAAGTGCTTAGCTCGGGATACAACAGAATTTCTAATTGATGCAGTATCAAGAAACATTTCATTAACAACCATATTCAAATAGAACGCGTTGTAATGAGTATTGTAGGCTAAAAGGTCTAGAAGGACAGACAGGGCGGATGCATCAAAATCATAATCAGCAAATTCGTTCTGATCCCCCATAAAATTTTTGAGGTTTGATTTTATTGCATCAAAGTCTAATTCTGCGACTTTTAATTTGGATGAAGTTGTGGCCATTTGTTATCTCTCCCTAGACAATAATACTTCTGTTTGCTGGTCATCTGGATTGTTTACAATTCGGAAAACTACAGCTACTCTATATCGGTTATACTCTTCTTCTGGAAATACCTCAATGCTTATAACTTGTGCTCGGTTTTCCCACGCATCTATTGCACTTCTAACTTCATCTTCTAATAACTGAGCAGTCAAATCCGACATCTGTTCAAATAGAAGATTCTTTAATCCAGAACCTATTTCTGGTTGAAACAATCTTTCATTATTTTCTGTCATTAATATATTATGTATCCCCCTTTTTACAGAGGTAACATTTTTAACTTTAGCCACATCACCAGTAATAGGATTTGCAGTAAAGTCAAAATCTAAATCTTGATAGTCGTTGGCATATGTGGGCATAAGTGTCTCCTATTATATTTAGTTAAACAGACTGAAACTCTATTCCCAACATTTCCCAAAGT